GCAAAGAGTAGTGACTATGTACGTGCAAAGGAAAGTAGCTATTCATATTGTGCAATCTTGTCAACAATGTCGTCCAATAAAAATTGTTCTATGGTTGCCGAAACACACGGCTCACCGCCGCGCTGCAAGGGTTTTTCTGGTGTGGCCCTGGAAGCTATCATATTCATAAAGATTCGGAATGCCAAGACCAATTGCTTATGCTTCTCTACCAGGGCGTCGGGCATTTGTGGCTCAATGAGATTCAGGTCTTCTGCTGTCTGCTGACAACGAGCCGCAAGGTCTATTAGACTTTCTGTGATTTCGTCGGTATCCAGTGTCCCGCTCGCACGGGCAAAGCGCGCCACGTTCTCAACGTCCTCTAGTCCCTCTCTAAGTATAGCTCGCGCCTGATAAATGTCAAGTACAGAAAACGGCAATTCCTTATTTCGCCGTTCATTCAGGCGCGCCCATTGTACTTCGTCAAATGTTTTCATACTATCATTTCCAATTTCTGCAATGCATCATGTAAACCTGCCTCATCACCATTCTTATATGATGCTTTCATGGCCATACATAACATACGTAGCTTAATCAAATCACTGAGTTATCCAGTTTACTTGCATCCATTCCAACCATTAGATTGCGCTTGTCTTTAGGTAATGTTCCTCGTAGGTTGTCGTCATAGAAGTCGTACAGTTCTTCACCGGGGTCCAAGCCTGGAACGCTATGAATATCGACACCATACAACCTTGCATGATTGTTGTCATCAAAATAGTATTCCCTTCTCAGCAGGTCATTACCACCACATTGTTTTGTGATATATCCTTCTTTACCAAATGCGTCCCAAAAAGCCTCATCACCAATGGCTATATCTGTCGTCTTGCCATACTTCGGGCTTGTCGCTGGAAAACCACTATTCCTACGCATGATGGTCTTACAGAGTGATACCAACCTGGGTGTGAACTTACCACCTTCTTCAACTGAGTCATAGACGACCATATTGCGGTCACACCCGGCAGCCAATATGGTGTGCCACTGATGTAACCACGGGCCTCTTTGTAATGACGCATCAAGACATTGCATCGCACGCCCTACTATGTCCCATCGTTCGTCCCGTGCGTATTTTAGCGACCAATCTACCGTATTGTGATATTCGATGGGTGGAACGATAATCTCTCCATCAATATCTGGTAGGTCCAAAATAAAGACGTACTGAGACTCACTAATGGTCTCGATGCGTAGAGAACCATGAGTCATGTCTTTGGTGAATATCCAGGTTTCAAATGGCGACCAATATTCTTTGTTCTTGTTCTGATGACTACAACGCATTGGCACTGATATAGCATCTGCCAATTCTTGTACTTGTAGGCTTCGCAAGCTGGGTAATTTGGACGGGTCCAACTTAGAAACTTCTACCTTAGTAGTGGCAGGCCCTATTGGAGTCAGCATACCACTATCGGTGTCATACCGCATTGGTACTACTTTACGTATTTTTGGCGTTGCTGTAGCTGGAATATCTCCGCACAGCATGGCTACGCCACCAGCACATGCGCCCATCGCGCCCTTCAAAAATCCTCTTCTGTTACTTTTCATAGAACACCCCCAGTGATACGTTGCTTCCATTGAGAATGGCCACTCCCGTTTCTAGCCATCCATAAATCCCGTTTCTCTCTTGTTTGGGCATAGTGTGGTCTACCCATGTCGTCAAGTCATCCCTTACAACTGTCACAAATGAATCACTGAAACGATTGTCTACGAACAAAGCAAGCTGTGTTGAGGCTATAAGCCCGCGCTGGTCACCAGCTAGCTGGTCTTGATATAATTGCCATAGGGGTTTCATCATTCCAAGTTCAGCTACCTTATGCACCTTGCAAATGCCCACAGTAGCCTCATTTATACCTTCACCAAAAGCACGCTCAAAGATATGACCGCCAACAGCAACATCTGTGAAACGACTGTTGTTTCTAAGTTGATGGAATTCAATCAGTTGCCGAATATCCCAATATCCAATCTTCTCTCCATTTGGTAGACCGCCGTGGGACATTAGATTACCTGTTCCAGCACCCAACAACGCAGACCATTGGTCATACCAAAGTTTGTTTTGCAGGGCCTCGATGTATCCCGAGAAAGCCTCGTTTGTAGTCTCTGGATTGTCAGTGTCTTTTAGGGGCCAATCCGCACTAGCACCAATGTCATAAGTTGGTACAACAATGTAGTCGCCCGCTATGTATCGTTCGGGTAATCTGCCACTTTTCAATATAGCATACGCACAGCGTTCGGAGTTCCCGCCACGCACTTAATCAAAAGGAAACTCTGCCACGCATCCTGGCGATAAATCCACTCTCTCAAATGGATGCCATCGTTTTTCATTCCAGAACCGACACACAAGACATTGATGCGCAATCAATTCTTCAACAGTGCCATAAGACTCGACTATGCGTTCCTTAGCCAGTATGGTTTCCTGTTTCTTTTGTCTGTGCAATATCATCTGGGCCATACGCCATAGTAAACGGTCCATCAAAGTTCACATAATGAATTGTCATTGTGCAATGCTTGATGTTGGGATACATAAGGCTGGCGGCAAAGTGATATATGCGTAGCTGTGGGTCTACACACAGCGAACTGAAATCCTTGGCCTTTCCGGTGGCCCAGTTTTTCTGCTGCCCGGTCTTCCAGTCAATGATTTCGTAACTATCTGGATTACTCAGTGTTACCAAGTCGATAGTACCTTTGATGCGTAATTGTCCTTCCAGCTTCTCACCATTGGGCAACTCATATTCGTAGTGTGCCCAATCCTCCCCAATCGGAAAGTCAAAATGAGGCTCAGCCTCTATCACAGTCAAGTTACGTGGGTCAAAGTCGCCCTTTTGTAATACATTGGCAAGACCTACAAGACATTTCTTTCTATCTCGCGGCCAATATGTATGCGTAGACCGTTCAGTATAATATTCATACACCCTGTCTAGTAACCACTGAACGAAAGCCTGACCGTACATATAGTCATAGTCAACCTTGATTGTGCCAAGAGTATCGTCCTCAAACTCATGCTTACCTTCCTGCTGGCACTTCTTAGCATTAGCCAAGCATTCAAACACCTTATGTACAATGGTGCCTTGTTCAGCGCTTTTGCCAACTGGCTGTGGTAGACCCAACACATAGGTAAAAAAATACTGCATTTCACAAAGCGAATATGCATTATAAGACGAGCTTCTGAAATAGGTGATTATCATGTGTTTTGTGATACCTTATTACACCATGCTATAAATTCAGTTTGAGACATATCCATTTTCATACTTTGTATATTCTTGTGTACCCACTGTACATTACCTTTAATGTACCCTTTTGTACTGTCAATCCTATCTAGTGATGCTGTTTGTGTATGTTTATGTTCATTGCTTTCCAATGCTGCAAATTGCAATTTGACACCAGTTAAAGCACATAGACCTTTCTGTTTTTGGAATAGACGCCAAATGTATTGCCTATCAATGCTAACAGTAAGATGGCGTCTTCTGGCGCTTTGATATATCCTTCCATATTCTGCGCCTGAATACTTCCATGTGGTCCATCGTCACGATTGTCAACGACTGCATCGAAGTCTTCCAGTGGAAAGTCATCCAACGCCGTTTCACTTTCATGTTCGTCTTGACCAGCAAATGGAGCCCGCAGGAATCGAACCGTTTTGCCACCAGCCACCTGAATGCCTGTAATCTCGTTTGGAAAACGACAGTCAGTCACTACAGCCAACGATGGCTTATCATTACGAATGCGTCTAATCAACGCATCCACCCAACAATTACCATACATACGTCGGCAAATGTTCGTGCCGAACTGCTGCATGACTTCGCGTGCGGTCATCTGGCCGGGCTCATGGTATGTGAGCATGAAGTTCTCATCCTGATAAGCCTCGGCTGGATTTTCGTCGTCTGCGTCACCATTGACACAATCCTTCATGTGTTGTGCTAACGCCTCAAAGAGCAGCTTGTTGGTAACCACCCACGGTAGACTTTCCCATCGCACATCACACAGACTTTCCTTTTGCTCATTCGTTCCATAACACTGCTCATACTTGAGACCAATCACATTGATGAGGAATCCTTTGAGTGCATCTGCGTTGGAATACAATTTGATTGCAAAGCTAACGCTTGTATCAAGGTACATCTTCACATCTTGTCGCTCGGGGTCTAAGATGCCTGCACGCAAGCCCTTTTCCTCATCATAAGCAGGAACTTCCAATTGTCCCTTCTCAGTAATGTTCATCCAGTCGATAATGCCCAGCGACTTCATAACATTACCCAACAGGAAGTTGGCGCATGTGTTCTTGCCGCTTTGTTTCTTTCCAGATAGACCCAAAATGTAAGTCATATTATACTCCCTATGAAGTCTTTCACTTGTTTAACTTCCATATCCCCAAGGTCGTTGGTATGCATCTTGGGGATATACAGTTGATATTGTCGTTCTAGTTGTTTGCGCCATTCATTATTAGCTTCTGCACCGGCGCTATCGTTATCCGCAAGCAGGATAACTTTTAAGTAGGCACCCATTTTGCGAAGCGCAATGAGTTGCATTGGTGTCATTTCAGTACCAAACACAGCGAGCCCATTGTAAATCTCGGCTTCTACGAGTCTCCAAATGTCGCTTGGTCCTTCTACCAAAATGACTGTACCACTTTGTAATATGTGTTGCTTGGCAAACCATGCATTGTACAGATAGTCACTACGATTGAAACCAGGGCTGTTCTTCCATTTGCCAGCATTGATAATCGCCCCAATTTCTGTAGGACAGTTATGTTGGGGGTTATGATACAGGTTGCAAGACAAACATTTTTCATGGATAGACCGTGCAGTGAAGCCTATGATGGTGTTGTACAGCAAGTCATATATGGGGACCACTACTCGCTGACTACGCGCATGGAAGCCGACATCATAGCGGTCCAATACCTCCTTGGAATATCCACGTCCTAAGTAATACGGGTCCGGTATTTGCAGGCTGGTTCGTATCTTTGCGCGAGACCATTCCTGGTCAATCGGCTCAGGTGCAAGGCTAAGCCTATGAATCATCGTGGCCTGCTTCCTGCGTTGTATGTCGTCTTCACTTGGCTTGGGTACGTCAAACAGGCTTTCGTAGCCCATGAAGTCCACCAACCAATCAACAGCCTTAGTCCACGGTATATCCCTATTAGCTTGACGTGACAGCACACCATGTACGAAACCAATCAAAGTCCTCTTCCACTTCTTCTCACAGTGGTGCGTCCGACATTTCCAGAAGCCACGTACATCGTCGCCTTCTGGATACAAGTTCCATGCCGACACATTATCTCCACCATGCACTGGGCATGGTCCAACATAGAACCGACGAGACTTATTGTACTCAACACTTAACTCTTCAAACAACTCTTCGATGTTGTCGCAAGCCATATTGGTGAGAGCATCCAGTCTACCCCAGTCATTGTACTTCGTCGGTTGAGTCTTCTTCTCCATCTTTGGTTTCCGGTTCTTTGAATGGAACGTCATCAGCATCATGTACGTGCTGTTGCTTGTGTTGTAAGGCTTTCAAATTGTATCGTGTTTGTCCCTCACGTACTCTCCCATGGTCTCCATCAAAGAAAACGTTGATGTAGTCCCCCTGTCTCATGCCTCTACCGTGACGTGCTTTCACCACCACTATCTTACGGTTACCATGTTCCAATCCAACGTCGGCAATCTCTTCGTCACTCTTCCATTTGAAGATGGAGAAGTTGGTTACTAGCCATAGGATGCGGTCACTACCGGCAACCACACCAGAGGATTCCCTGTCAATACCATCACGATTCAACTGGATGAATGATACCACAGGTACATCGTGACGCACAGCGAAGTTGTGCAATGATGTAATCATAAAGCCAAGTTGTTGGTATTCAGCAAGGTTGTTATGTAGTGTTGTGCCATCCATCAACTTGAGATAATCATATACGACAACACAAGGTAGCGGACTTCCATCTTCATCGAAACCAATGTTTTTCTTAATCCAGCGTCGTATAATAGCTATTGTATCCTCAAACGAGCGTCCAGAGATATTGAGGTAATGATATGGTATACCCTCTAATAGCTCCTGAGCATCACGTACATGGCGTTGCTTCACATCACTATATGAGTATTGGCCCGTTTCAACCTCATCAATGGTTACGCGGCCACCAATGTCATAGACTACGTTTGGCACTAGGCGCGCCCAATGGTCTTCATTGACCATTTCTGTATCCAAATACAGCACTGGTATCTTGAGTTGTTGTGCAATGTGTAGGCAGATATTGTCAGCCACCATGGTCTTGCCACAGCCTGGACGAGCCCCAATGAGCGACACAGCCTTGCGCCGAAAGCCGCCACCAATTGCTTTGTCATAATGCGGCATTCCACTACTGATACCAACCATTTCCACAGGGTTGGCCTCTAGTTGGTCAAGGAATTCTCCAAGTCCACTGCTAATCAATTGAGGTTCGTTTGAACCCATGTCATTCAGTAGGTAGGTGAAGTCCAGCACAGAACTTTCAGCTATCCCGATGATATGCTCAAGTGGTTCATCGCCCCTAATGTCTTCTAGCTCTAACCCAGCCTTGCGTAGTTGGTCGGTGAGCAACCGCGTAATCTGTAGCTTGCGAATCTTCGCAGCCCACATACGCACATTGTCTAACTCTATCACTGTATCAGCAAAAACGCCTCTTATATGTCTCAATTCTTCCGGCTTCTCAAATAGGGTCATAAAGCCTAAGAAAAAGCATCCTCACCGCAGTGGAACAATCCACTCAACACGGCGTACTCTGCTGATAAATCCCTCAACTTTTGCATTAACCACTTCCTCTGCGTCTAGGCTTGTCATCAGTATCCAAATTTCTTCGCCCTCTGCCAGTGCAACACTTGTTACACTTATACGTATTCATATCTGGGTCAGGATTGTACCCATGTGCCAAGCGTGGTGCAACCTTTTCTTTCTTCCCACATAGTTTACATTCAACTTCAACTTTACCACCTGTCTCTTCACCTAATTTAGCATCCCGCTCGCCACCACGCGGTCTTGGGGCGGCTACTGCTAACGGCGTGCCGTCTTTGTCCTGCTTATGCTTATCAGCACGTTGTCGGGAGTGTAAACGTAGGTCGTCCCTGAAAAGATTGGGTCTCTTCTTGCCATCTTTAGGTACGCGCATCTTCTGTTTCTTAGCCTTGTTACCTTGCAATGCGTCTTCCTCATCCTCATTCTTAGTGGTCGTTATGAAGTCCGCACTCTCTTCACGCATATTGGCATCTGCTTCGTCCTCTGCTTCCTCTCCATCATCTAACACGACCCAATCTTCTTCCCCTGCTATATCCTCTACTGATTCTGGAAGTTCCTCATGCAGGATTTCATAGCCCGGCTCGGGGTCTTCTTCATCAGAAAGGTCAGGCATATCACCCAAGAAATCACTATCCATTGGAATATCAATATCAAACACATCAATTTCCTTGGGTGTTGGTGGCTCCAATGGTTCTCCTGTAATCGCCGTGTACACCTTACATACTAGTAACCAATCTTGTTCTAGCACGGCTTGTTTTAGCACGTCTGGTGCTTTCATGTTCTTGCTCCCTTTGCTCTCTGTAATGACTCGAATGAAGTTGCCAAGTTGCGTAACTGTGTAGGTAGAAACGCCAAGGCATCTATGCGTAGCTGTGTCTCTACTATGAGTGTCTGGAACTTCATTGCTGCGTCATCATTTCTAATTGCTAGGACGCGCCTGTACTCGTATGGTGTGTACTTTGTACCCACCTGAGAAATGCTATTCGCAATGATGAAATCAATGCTACTCTTACACCAATTGATGCGCGCCTGTAATGTGTTTATTTGTAGTTGTATGTACAACGACGACTGATTCAGAATTGCTGATGCTTCACCACACTCCGCTGGCTCCAACTTTTTCATTTCAACCGGCGTCATATTCATGTATCGTTGTACTTCGTTGGTCACCGCCATCTGTCCAAGGCCAACCTTTTTGTGGTACTCAGTCAGGATAGAGTCAACACGGGCTAGTCTACTCTCGATGGAACTCGTCGTTGTCTCTGATTCGCTCTCGCCACTCATCATCGTTCTCCGTATATGGCAAATGTATAATGTCGATGTTATTCAGGTTGCACCATTCAACCTTGCGATGGTCGTTGGCTTGTGCCCGCCTAAAGTTCAGCATAGTTCCATGAAAGTGCTGGATGAATTTTGTGTGTTGTTCACCCTGTACTTCTATTACCATGCGTTCCATCGGCAGAAAAAAGTCTACTGTGAGTTTTATGCCTGGTAGCGGTATTTCTTCCAGTAGACGTTGCGTTGGAAACATGCGGCGTAGTAATTCGCGGGCTCTTAGATGGTGTTGCGAGCGAGGTCGCTTATCATTCAAATCCACTTGATGGCCAGATGGTGGCCAGTTGTATTTGCGACCATTGGAATCTTCAACCTTCACGTATCACCCCATTCTTCTGCAATTCATAGTCAACGCGGGTAAACTTTTGAACGAAGATAGGCAGACCTGCTTTTCGAGCCAGTTCAATCATATTCTTTGTCCCACGTGAACCATCAATCCAAAGCGCCACCAACGCATCGCCATATTCGGCCATCTGTTTGTTGCGAGTGTACCCAGCATTCGCGTTGTAAGCGCCATACTTGTTACGTTTGACCACAGCGCCAGGAGCATCCAGGTCTTTCCAGTTGGCTGGAAATTCAGCTATTGGAATACCGATTTCTCTGGCATAGTATTCACCTAGCGAGTCAACACCAGGGGCTTTGCCGGAAACCACTTCGGTAAACTCAAAGCCTGATTCTTCACATGTAGCT